CAAGTTACCAACAGAGTCAACAACAATCATAACATTATCGGCACGTTCGAACTGATTAATCTGCTGCATCACATCATGCTTCAACTGTTCAATGTCAGTGATTGGTGTGTGGATAACCATGTCAGTATTAATACCAAAGTTCTCGAAGTATGATTGTGGCGCACCAAACTCAGAGTCATAGAACAGGATGACACCATCAGGATACTTTGTTTGGAAACTCTTAACTAGCATCATAGCAAACGCTGTCTTGAAGTGCTTCGATGGACCAGCAAAGACAGTCAATCCTGGAGTCAATCCACCATCCAGTTTGCCAGACAAGGCAACATTCAAGGCAGGAACTGATGTTTGGATCAGATCCTTGGTGCTGAACAACTTACTCTTAGAGAGAACGTTGGTCTCCTTAATGGTGCTGTTCTTTTTAATTTTATCGATTAGTGCATTCATGTAAACATATCCTCTAACGTGGCAACTGGTTCTGTATTCCAACCAATGCCTTCTACAATTTGTTTTAATGGTTCAAGAAAACTCTTATTGAACATTGTATTATAATCTACATACTTATGAATGTCAAGCTCTTTTGGAATTTTACCAATAAATCCAATACAATTTTCACGAATAGTATTTGGTTCCTTTAAGTATAGGAACTTAATCTTCTCGCCTTCTTGGATTGCTTCATACTTCATAGTAAGATTGTGCTTCTCGAGCAAATAGTTATACATCAACGCACCACGAACATGCATCGGTGTTCCCTTTGCGTAGATGTCTGCCCTTGATGTATACTTAGCAAGTCCATTGACACTTCGTGGGAAAGCAATATCTTCAGGTTCCATTTTATTAAACAACCCACGAGTGTGCTCAATAAACTTCTGTAGAGTTACCTCATCTGCAGTCAATGATAGTCTTACTGCTTCCTTGAGACTTTCGCGAACAGGAGCAGGAGTGGAAGAACGAACGATCTCGAGACCCATGACTTTAAGTTTCGGGTCTTTGTATCGGACACCTTCATTATCGTAGACGTTGAGTGCATACCTTTTCTTCGCAACCCAGAGACCACGTTCTGCGATTGCCTCACGTTTGAATACAATTTTCTTTTGAAATGCATTCGTGTAGTCCGCAAGTCCATCGCAACTCTTGTTGATTGCCTCTGTGATTTTCTCCTCGCAGATTTTATCGAGAACGTCAATGAGTTTATCACGTGATAGATTGCCATAAAACTTACGAACAAGAGGGTCCAAGGAAATATAGCAAGAATCAGTATCACTGTAGAAAGAGTAGTTGTGTCCATTTGTTCCTACAACCTTGTTAAGATAGACGTCAAGTGCCTTACCTACTTCCTGAATAATATACTGACCAGTGGTAGTGATGCCCTCGGCAATACGAGCATCATAGTAACGGAAATATTCATTCGCCAACGCACCGAACAGTGAGTTCAACTGAATCTTTCTTGCCATCTGGAAGTTATTATACTTCGAGATGTCGTTCTTTAGTTTGGGGTTTTTGGTTTCTTCATATTCTTTCTGAGCAATGATCATCAGTTTCTTGTAACGTTGACGGTCATCGAAGAACTTCTGCACAATCTCAGGAAACATTCCCATCTTCTTACGAGTATAGCAATAACCATTGGCAGTCATGCAAACATCATCTTGTTTGAGAGAGTCAAGGTCATAACTATGTCCAAGCAATCCCTTCACAGTCGTATCTTTTACCACACCCTGAACGAAAGTCTCTGGTGATTGGTTATACTGCATGATGATTGATGGATACAGCGAGGTGGCATCAAAGGAAACAACCCAGTCATACCTTCCTGCCTTTGGTTCTTGCACATACGCACCTTCAATAGTCCTACCCCTGTTTTCTTTCTTCTGGGGAATCTGGATATTTTGATCATGCAAGTGATTGTAGATAATACAATCCCACGTGCGAACCTGCGAGAACACATCAGTATAGTTGCACTTAGCATCGTATGCCATCGTAAGCACAAGTTCAATCAGTTTCATCTTGCGCTCAAGTTCATCAACGATCTCAACGTCGATGATGTTATACTCGACGAACCGTGTCCAGTCTTTGGTGTAAAACTCACGGAATGTTTCATACGGATGTTCAAGTTTTTTCCTGCCAAGTTCTTCCTTGGCAATGTGATCCAACTTGTAACTCTCTTGACGAGTATATGTAAACTTCTTATAGAGATCGAGATAGTCGATGACTGCGACACCAGTAATATCATATGAGATATGTTCGCGACCCATGATTGTCAAATTCTTGCGGCGAACAAGACCCCATGGCGAGAACTTCTTGCGCATAGTGGTATCTTCTTCGGTGCAGAACAGACGATCTATCCGAGAGATAAGATACGCAACGTCGAACAGTTCGCAGTTCCAACCTGTGATAATATCTGGGAGATCATCAGAATAGAAACGCAAAAAAGTTTCCAGTAGGTCGCGCTCATCATCACATTTCACATAGAGAAACTTGTTACCTGCATCTCTCAGGGTCTGCACAATCTCAGAGTTCTTATCATCAAACTCACCGCAACCGAATGTGACGATTTGACGAGTGATGAGATTCTTGACTGTGATCAGCAGAACACTTTCGATAGGATTGTTTACATCAGGAAACCCATGCTCTGCAGAGGTCTCAATATCGACAGTCTGAATGTTGAGTTGAGACATATCCCACTGGATTTCGCCAGGATACTTCTTTGTAATGTATTGGTAACCATAGTTGGTCTGACCAAAGATTTCAAAGTTGTCTACTTGTCCATATGTTTGGACAAACTGCTTGGCAGCATTGTTGTCTTCAAAGTCAATCGGTTGGAGATCTTCTCCATACAGAGACTTGTATATTGTTTCTTCACCACCCTTGGATTTTACAAACAGGGTCGGACTGAAGTCATCTCGTTTGGTAAAGCGCACACCGTTATGTACTCCACGGACAAGAACCTTGGAACCATACTGGTGTGCGCATGTATAAAATTTCATAAAAATCCCTCATCAATCAAATACTACTATACTATAAAACATAACAAAAGTAAAGGGATTTATCGTAGTTTATATCCTAACTTTGCTTCTAGTTGTTCAACAGTTGTCGTTTCGATTTGAGACTTAGCAACAAGATTATTCACAGTGTAGGCGACGGTTGTTCCATCTTTCAGATAGACAACCTTGTAAAGCATGTCAGGAACAGGGACTTGACCTTTACCCAACTTCTTTGGTGTCTTAGAATACTGCGCACCTGTAACAACCCACTTGAATGGCATGTCACGAACTTTATCTTCGAGCAGACGCCAAGCAACACGGTTGACAGAAGGCAATTGCGGTGTCATGTTAGTCATCAGGAATGTATCTGACATCTCATTTGGATCATCAGCATTTGCTGCAGGAACCATGTGTCCACGGTCATAACCAGAGTTGGTATAGTCAGCAGGAGTTGGCGAGTCTGCGATGCGCTTGTCTGCACGGAAGTCGTCGGTGCGTGGAGTTTTCTTTACTCGTTCTTGTGCGATCTCAGTCGAGAGAACGTTTGCATTTAGATCGTCATTATAGACGATGGCAAAGAATGAGTTACAGAGAACCTTGGTGTTCGGCACTACGATTTCTTTACCATTCGGATAGAACTGATCGCAGGGGGACGCATTAGCAGCAGTCGGTAGAGCGAACAGGAATAGAGCAGCGATTAATTGTTTCATATGATAATCTTACTTTCTGGAACGACCAGACCTGAACCACACCGAGTGTTATACTCGTTTAGCATACCAGTCTCTGGTTCAAAAATTGTGATAACTGCACCTTCGCGAAGAGGAACTACATCATTTTTCGCGTATGGGCAGAATGGTGCTAGACCTATGCCGAATTGATTATTCTGATTTGGAATCATCATAATTTGCAGCGGTTTCTTTAGAATGATAAGACCTTGGATTGTCTCATCGATATCAGCGATAATTTCATCACCACTGAGTAATTTCACACATTTAATATTGCTCATGTATTCACCTTCATTGTTATTGGTGGGTGAGAATTAATCCCACCCACCATATTTAAATTACTTTGTTTTACCTTCTGCTAAAAACTCAGCAGCTTGAGAAGGATATTCTTCATCTTGAATATCAATCTTCTTTGGTTTCTTTTCTTCTGGAATGAATGCCTCAAGAAAGATTTTCAGCATACCATTTGCCAGACTAGAACTCTTTACTTCGACGTTATCTGCGAGACTGAATTCACGTTTGAATCCTCGCTCAGCAATTCCCTTGTAAAGATATTCAGTGGATTCAGGTGAGTCGCACTTTCCAGTGATTCTCAGTAGTCCCTCTTGCAATTCAATATCAATCTCCGACTTACCGAAACCAGCAACTGCCATTTCGATTACGTAGCGATCTTCATCGACCTTCTTGATATTGTATGGAGGATATTTAATTGGCATCATCTGCGAAGATTGATCAGCAATATCTGCTAGTCTCTTCATGACACGATCGGCACCAACGAAATAACGGTCCCATTGCGGTAAACTTGTAGTATCAAACTTCATTTATTTTCTCCTGTTAAGCGAGTGTTAAAAAAGGTGCCATCCGAAGCATGGCACCTTTTATTTATACTATATTTTTATACGAAAGTCAATTATTTTTTGCGACCAATGTTATACTTCTGAACAAGTTCCCACTCATTCTTTTCCTTGAACGCAATGACTTTAATCTGATTCAACGGTGCTTTATCTTCATGAATCTCTGGATTTAGAATAGTAATTAATCCCCAATCCGAAAGAAGATGCGCTACCGTATTTCTGCGTTGTAAATCATTGTCACTAAAGTCTGCATCTTTACCATCCAAGGCAAAGAGTTCCTTAAAGTGCACAATAAAATATCTGCCCTGCTTGTGTAGAATGTGACATGATTGATAAAGAATCTTTTCTTTTCTTGACGCAACGCCAATACGGGAAAGGGTCTCGCGAACTTTCAAGAAGTCGTCAGGATTCTTTAAGTTGACTTCCAAGGGTGCATACCCAGGAAAGTCAATGTCAAAAAAATCTTCGCTCATTTTTTACCACCTTTAAACAATTTCTCTTTTATATATTTTTTTTGTTCTTCAGAGAGAATTGTGAGTGCTTGGCGAGCTTTGTCATTGCTATAACCATAATACTCTTTCACCATCTCCACTTCGGCATCGTCTTCGATTTTGATCCATTTGTCAAAACGTTTTCTAGCGCGAATAGTATTTATAAGATACATGTTTTGCATGCTCTTATCGAGATGGGAACGGCAGTTCATTTCATTTGCAGGGTGGACAGTATCAATACTGAATGTCAACCCACGATTAATGATCCAAGGATTGTATTGTTTCTCAGACCAGTCATCAACAATCAGATTCTTCTTTTCGTAGTTTATATCCTTGATGAAATCGAAGGGAGATATACCCTTTTTCTTTTCTTTGTACTCCTCAACATCATATTCTACAGTCGGAGCACCCAATCCATCGAGCACTCCAGTCATTATTTCCACTCCATCCCTGCCATAATTTCAGCAAGGCAAGCAACCAGATTGATCTCAGGGTTAGCAGCAAATGCTGCCTTATACTGATAATCTGCAAGCAACAGAACCAACTGCGAAGGATACTTTACTTCATCAAGAATGGTATCATAGATCTTACGGAAGATAAGATTTGGGTCATTGTCAATGTTATCGACCACCCAGTTACGCATCTTCTTGAAGTCTTTGCTCTTCAATGAAGAAACCAATTCCTTCATGTTTACTTCTTGAATGTTGACGAGGATACCTTCATCAATAGTTCCGGAGACACTGTATCGCTGCAGTTCGTTTAGGACACGGCGATAGTCAGGGAAGTGCTTCTTGAGAACTTCAGCAACAACCTTCTCGTCGAATACAACATTCTCAGTAGCAAGGATGTCAGACAGACGCTTCATGAAACGACCTGCCATCTTAGGACGGTCTGCCTTTGTCAACTTAAATTCGATGACAGCAGTCCGACTGTGAAGAGGAGCAATGATTCGGTTCTTGAAATTACAAGTGAAGATAAACCGACAGTTGTTTGCAAACTCTTCGATGAATGCACGCAACGCTGGTTGGGTAGAGTTTGGATTCAGATAGTCTGCCTCATCAAGGATAACTACCTTGGTCTTACCACCAAAGGAAACAGAGGAGGCGAACTCCCGAATCTTAGTGCGGAGAACATCAATACCTGATTCTTCAGAACCGTTGATAATAATGTAGTCACATTCAAGTTCTTCACAGATCGCTCGAGCAATGGTAGTCTTACCTACACCTGCCGAACCACAGAGAAGCATGTTAGGGATTTCACCAGTCGCAACGAACTCGCGAAACGTCTTTAGTTGATCATCGGGGAGAATACAGTCATCAAGTTTGTGAGGACGATACTTTTCAACCCAGAGGAACTGTTCTTTTGATACGTTCATTTTTCACTTCTTCCATAATGTTATACTTGGGAGTCCATCCCAAGTTTCTCAATTGTGAATTGTCAGCATGTGTGACAATTCGTTCACCAGTTACTTCACGAATAGGAACATCACGATATCCATATTCACGAGCAACATCAACAACAGAGACAGGATTGCCTGTCCCAATATCCAATTTACCCTGAATACGGGTATCTGTCAATATAATTCTCATCGCTGAAACAACATCTTCAACATGAGTCCAGTCGCGTTTATGATCAGT